TTAAATCTTCTATTCATCAATCTTTGTTTAGCAAGTGATATTTGTTTCTCGTTCATCTGATTGCTCTCAGTCTTTCAGCCATAGCTAAAGCTGGATTTTGTGCAACAGCACGATCTTGTGCCGTCCTTGTTGCCTCAATTGGCAATTGACCAGCACCGATCTTTTGTCTGATTGCTCTCTCAAGATCATCATCAGGCGTCAATAATTGAGCTTGTACCAATGATGGCAAGCTTGCAAGTGCTTCTGCTAGTGCATCGGTATCTAAACCACTATGCACCAAGCGAGGCAATTTAGTTGCTTCAATGTTGCCATAATTCCACCGAATGAGACGGCCAATAGTTCCGCCCCCTCGTCTATCTTGCCCACTGATTGCACTAGCCACCAAGTCAAGAAAATTGATACATGCTCTTCTAAATACCGATAGATGCACCTCTCCAACTGATCTTGATCCAGTGTCAGAGATTCCCAAATTCATAAATTGAGCCATAAAGGCTTGTGAGATTTGATTGTCACATTCTTGAATAACTTGTAAAGCACCATTAGCATCAAAGCCTGATGATCCTCCATAGGTATCAAAAGACACAATATTATTTTCTACTAGATAGCTTTGCTCTTGCACTACATAAGCTTGAGCTTGTTGTTGTGCTTCATTGATCATTGCCTCAACATCACCACTTGAAATTCCCATCTGATCAACGGCTTGACGATTGACTTTGACGATTGGAGTAGGCACAGCCCACTTTTCAAGACCAATTGCCATCAGTGTTGCCGCTCTTTGCTTTTCTTTCCACCACCACCAACAAGGACGCAACAAGCCAATGCCTTCGAAGTTTGACCCTGTACGATTGAGAGTCAATAGTAAAAGTTTTGATGCTGGAATAGGTTCAGGAGTAACACCGCCAACCATGATTTGAATAACACCATCAAGATTTTGTTTATCCACTGATAACCATTGCTGATGAGATGAAGGTTCACGATCAGCATATCTCTTTAAAAATACCTTCTCTTTGCCTATCGAGTCTTTAGCAACACAGTAAATCTCTTCTGCATATCTCCAGCCATGTGGAATAAATTCTAGCAAATAATTAAGCTGATCCTCAAAGCTGATTTCCATCATGCCGGGATAACCTTTAAAGCCAAAAGCCTCGTTTGAAAATCTTGCCAACTCTTCGCTTGTTTGATCACCATCTCGACCAGCCTTAAATTCCCATTTTGCTGACAATAGAGTTTGCTTAACCAAGCTCCAAGATCTTCTGATAATTGGATCGGTTGCCAACATGTCTTCAGCTTCTCTCGTCCATGAACGACCTGATAAAGCTGGATTTTGTTCTTTCCCTGTGATGTAGCCACCTTGAATAGATGTCCCACTGATACCATAAGATTGATAGTGTGGTCGTTCTTGCGATAAATATGGCATCTCTTTGGTTGAGCTTGTCATTGTCATATATGGATAAACCGTCATAAACATCACCTAAAAGAATATATCAACTTATCATATTGCATAAAATGCTATTATATCAAATAAAATTTTAAATTGCTAGATGCTCAAAGCAGAAAAAGCACCTAGCGACTCTCAAAAAAACCATACCTTAAACACATGAAAGAGAAAATATGTGCATAATCGATGATGAATTTTTTATCACCACAACAGGCAAGATTTATTTTAAAGGCAATGTTTATGATGTGGAGGCTTGCGATTTTAAAGAAGGCTCAAAGCTAGTCATCCACTATGGAGAAAAGAAAGTTGAAAAGCTACTCAAAAAGCCTAGTAAAATAAAGGTGATCCCTGATCAGTTTATATATCAGAAAGAAGAAGATATGTTTTTAGCACCACTAGACGAGCCGATGATTATTGCACAAGCTCAACCTATCCAGCCTACCCACTCAAGCATTGAATTGCCACCTGAGATCGATCAATTTGAGCAACTCATGAAGATCACCAAAGACAATACACCACTAGCGATTATCATCTTGATCGTTCTTATGTTTCAAAAGATGCAAAAGAAAGAACGAGAAGATAAAGATCATGCTCTTGTTTGCGACTTTGAGAGAAAAGACATTGAGAAAAAGATCAGCGTCTTAGAGAGCAAGATTGATGCACAAGCCAAAGATCAAGCTAGAATTCAAGTTGGCGATGATGATCTAGCTGATCGCCTTGATAGAGTTGAAGAGAAGATCAAGAAGATCAGTGCTTCTATCCCTTGAATTGACAAGTCATGCCATCAAAACGAGAATGATATAAAATCTTATATTTATCAACTAAGCCAAATTTAGATAACCTATCTTTGATAACATGAACACTCACATTAAATCTTTTTGCCATCTTCTTTATAGAAACAAGCTCAATCAAAGCATTTTCAAAATCTTCCTTAGAGATCATAATTTTATTTGCAGGTACATAAGCATGAGCTACAGGCCTTTGAATTGTATTTGGTCTTTGAATTGCATCAAATCTATCCCTACATTCAAAATAAAGATCATACTTTAGCAAGGTGTTTCTAAGTGCTGATTTACAGACATCAAACCTCAAGCATAATTCTTTCATTGATCCAAACTCTTTAATAGCGATAGATAGATCTTCTTTTGATATTTTTGATTCTCTTATTTTTGGTTGTATTGGCTTAGCTTTATCTTTGGCTTTAGAATGCCGATGCAATTTCTCTTTTTTAATTCCAAGCTGATCGCATTTAAATCTAACGGCTGAAATACTCACGCCTAACTCAGAGGCTATCTCTTTCCAAGTTCGATCCGATGAAACAGCCTTGATAAGATCTGCTTCTTTAAGCCTCTTTGATTGAACGACCTTTTGTGGCTTTGTGTAGCTTTGGCGATAGCCTTGATAAACCTCGCCTCTCTCGATCATATCCTCAATCATGCACAATCTATCATCTAACTCATAACCGAAGAATTTAGCCATGATTATTCATCCTTAGATCAATTTTGATATCTCTTAAAACCCTATAAATAGAGCCTCTTGATATGCCACATACTTGACATATATCTTCAATGCTACTTCCGTTTATATACATCTCTTTGACGGCATGTTTTACACTCTCAAGCTTTCTTGATAAACCTTTAGGCCGTCCACCAATTCGCCCTCTATCTTTTGCCGCTTTCAGTCCAAGCTTCGTTCTCTCTTTGATCAAGCCAAGCTCCATCTCAGCCAAAGCCCCAAAGATATGAAAAACAAAGACGCCCATCGGTGTGCTTGTGTCGATGCCATCTGATGTCTTAAAGTGAGCACCTTTCTTCTTGATCTGTTCAACCAATTCGATCAGATCTTTCATAGATCTTCCGAGACGATCAAGCTTTAAAACAACAAAGACATCGCCTTTCTTGATTGCTGACATTGCCTTTTTAAGTTCTGGTCTTTCTTTGGTTTTGCCAGTCATTTTCTCTTGATAAATTTTTGTACAACCGATTGATTTTAAATAGTCGATTTGTGCCTCAAGGCTTTGATCATCAGTTGATACTCTTGCATATCCAATCATATTCTCTCCTTTGTGATTGAGTATAAAATAATAACACTAAGACCGTTATTTTATATTCAATTAAATGCACCTTCTTTCTTTTTTCTGCATCATATCATCTCCATTTTATGCATAAACAATCTAGCCTCTTTGATTTTACCTTGATAGGAATGCTCCAACTTTCTCAGCCTATCGATGATCGCTTGATCTGTCAGTTGATAGATTGCATCCAATGGAATGTAAAAATCCATGATGATGCTATCAATCGCCAACCTTGCTAAAAGTGCATTGCCTATCATGTTGCTCCTAAGTGGAAAAGTGGCTCATGGTTGTTCATTCGTTCAATGCTCTTCTTGTGATAGGTTTCATCCCTCTCAATGCAAATAAACCGCCTATTTGTATTCATGCAAGCGATTGCCGTTGTGCCACTACCTGAGCAATTATCTAGGATCAATTCGCCTTCATTGGTATAGGTTTTGATTAGGTACTCAAACAAGGCCACCGGCTTCTGTGTTGGATGAAATCCTATCTCATTTGAAAATTCTAAAATATCACTGGGAAAATATTCACCATTATTGACTGTTGGAATTCTAACCAGTTTTTCATCACCATAGGCACTCTTGCCACCGATTGAAGATTTCTCATTACTTATTTTATATGCTTTGCCATCTTGCATTTGAGGATTATATTTTGGCTGTTTTTTGTAAAAAATCATCACTTCCTCAAATTGCGATAAAGGTCTTCTATTTGCATTGAGAAATTGAGTTTTTAAACTCTTGATCCAAATCCATCTGTATCTAAAAAGCGATGGATTGCTTGACCATAGCTTGAAAGTAAAGACATTGTTTGCCGTTAAAACAATCGCTCCGTTATCCTTAATCACTCGTTCATAATCTTGCCAAAGCCTAGCCATATCAATGATACTATCCCATTCGCAAGCCGTTGTACCATAAGGCAAATCGCAAAGGATCATATCAACTGATTTGCTAGGAATGGATGGCATCAGGTCAAGGCAATCGCCTAAATGGATTTTGTTTTCTTCTAGCATTTGTCATTCCTAGCAAGTGAAAGAATAGAATAGCCTGCTATGTCCATATAAGGACTTTCACCAAGTGGATCATTATCCCTTGCAATCCTTGAGATTTTATCAAGCATGCGAATGATCACATGAAGGTCTTTGTATTGCTCAACTCTGATCCCATTGGGATAAAGCAAAGATAGAATTTGAGTTGTCTTGTCAAAGGCGTTGCCATAGGCTTCATCTTTGATAGATAAAATTGATGCTAGATCATCAGTGATCTTTTTGAATTTGTCTTGCATTTTAATGACTTCTCATCGCTTTGATATGTGATTGCACCAAGTTAAGTTTGCTCTTAACTGTTGGAGATGTAGTAGGTATAGGCTTATCAGCTATGATCTCGCTATCTCTCCAAAGCCAATTGATAACATCGTATCTCAATGCGTCTAGTGGATCTTCTCGACCGTCTTTTTTAGGCGTCTCTTTGCCATCCCAAGCATAGGATAAGATCGCCTTTCTAAAGCTGTTACCAATAGCATTTGCTCCTCTTTCCCAAACCTCAGAGGTGCATAAGATCCTTCGTTGATGGATCAGCCGTTTAACTCTCTGAATACCGTTTAAAATGTCCGTTCGTATTGGATCAGTACACCATCGAAAAGGCATTCCTATGCCACCTTGATCAGCTGACTTTGAAAGTTCATGAAAGGCTGATTGAGCGGTACGATCTGATCTAGCTGATCCAGCCTTATCACCACTTGCACCATCAAGCAAAATTCGATTGGGATATTTCTTAGCCATATCTCTAGGACAAGCAATCTTTAATATCTCTTTGGCAAGCTCTGAAAGAGTGATCTCTTGTGGATTGATCTCAGCACAGATGACATCAGCTTCTAAAATAGGATCATGAGTTAAGATCAGAACGGACGGCTTTCTAAAGCCAAAGTCAATGACAATCCTTGATGACATGCTCTGATCATATCTCCAATTGCTGACAACATGGGATAAAGTCCATTCGCTATATATCACGCCTTGAGGTGGTCTAGGTTGATTCTCGACCATTGCCAACCGTTCGCTTTCAGGCAAGTTCTTGACTGCATCAAACCAAGCTTCAGATAAGTTGGCTTTGTTGACATGGCTTGCATAAAAGATTGGAGTGCATCCAGCCTTCTCAGCAAAACTCACCCACCATGCATCCCATACAGGCAAGCCTACCATGATCAGCTTAGGCGATGGACCTGATCTAAGACGACCAAGTGTCTTTTGTGCTACTTCTTCAGAGAGAGTTTGGCACTCATCAATCAAGGCAAGACCACTTGTGATATTAAGACCCTCAAGCGGGTTATGTGTCGCATCTCTTGTGCCTGGTCTAAAGTAGGATCTACACCAAACAACATGCCCATTTGGAGCAATCCATTTGCCGTCTTGTTGATGATAGACCCAACCATAAGGAGCAAGCCATTTCTCAAGTTCTGGACCAAGCACTGATCTATATCGTGGAGCGGTATCAGTGACTAAGAGAGATGACTTATTGGGATGAATACTTGACCAAGTCCACAAGGCAAAGACTAAAGCTGAAGTCTTGCCACTGCCCCAACCTGCTCTCACTGCAATGAAGGCATCATCAGAGTAAATCAAGCGATCAACTAGATCGATTTGCAGGGGATTGAGTTTTAGTTCAATATCAATCTTCTTCGTCTGTGCCATGGTCGTTCTCATTTGGGAGTTCATGCTTGATCTCGATCGTTTGACCATGCTTCTCTTTTTGCACCTGTTGGATCACATTGATGATCACCTTGCTATCATCGCTCTTTGTATTCATATCAATCGTTTGCTTTTCTCCAAACTCGGAAGGGAATTTGCGAGCTAGTAGCCATTGAGATGCTCTGACATCGTTCTCTGAATGTCGCTGGATATTCTGAAGATGCTTGATCTTTAAAGAGATTTCAGCTCTCTTGATATCAGCCACCAATTCAGGATCATTCTTCATCCAGCCATTCCAAGTACTATATGCAACACCAACAAGGGAAAGAGCATCACCTTGAGAGAGGCCTTGAGATATAAACTCAAGCACTTGCTCAATTGAGATCAGTCGCTTTTGCTTTGCGATTTCAGATTTATCCTCTTGTGGCTTTTTTGATAGTGCTGTGCTATTTTTGCCAGCTTTAGAATCAACTATATCATTTTTAACGGTCTTATCGGTGGTTTTAGTCTTTGCCATGATCTAGCTTTCTGATGATCTTAGTTGTGATTTTCTCAATAGCATCATCATCATCGATTTCAAGAGCAAGATCAATCTCATCTCTTTGGAGACCGTCAAGCAATATCTTTTCAGCCAACTTAGAAATCTTAACTGAATGTCTATCGCTGATTGTGTCTAGTAGGCTGATCAGCTTAGTTGATACATATAGACTTAAAATCGATTTGCGATCTTTAGGCTTCATCATAGAAATACAACCTCAGAGGCAATCACTTTAATATATTGCTTGCCTTCATGTTCGTTGATAACGATGCGACCAATAACGGTGATCTTGTCACCTTTCTTTGCTTGACTCTGAACGATCTTCGCAAAGTTGCCCCACATTTCACAATTAAACCAGGTGGTCTTCTCTTCGCCTTTGATCTTTTCACTATAGGCAACTGAGAAATTAACTACCTCTTTATCGCCAAAGCTTTTGAGTTGCGGATCGTTGCCAAGTCGTCCGATAAGTGTAAATCGATTAAGCATCTTTTTTATCCTTTAGTTGTTTGTACAAGTTTTGAATTTGCTTGATATGGTCTGTAGTGATTTTGGCTTTAGATAGATCAGCGATCTTTTCCTCAACCTCTTTATCTGAGAAATATTGTTGCTCAATTGCATTGGTATGATCATTGATCATATCGCCAAATATGATATTGATGCAGACCTTTAAAGCTTCAGCGATATCAGGTGCATCGTCTTTGAACATTGCATCAACGACTTGCTCAAGGCAAATCAGCCTGTTGATGAGTTTGATATTTAACATAATTTTGTCTCCTGCTTTGTGTTATATAAACACATGAAAGTATAATATTATATAATATTATATAATAATTTTCTAGGAGAAAAGATGAAGATAAATGTATCAGATGGCTTTGTTGAATTGGTTGACCATATGGGAGATGATTTAGCAATAGTGAATGCTGCTCGTGTCTCTTATGCTGGAGCAAGTGATGAATGGACTGATCGAGATGAAAGGCTTTTGCAATATCTTTGGGATCACAATCATTCATCTCCCTTTAGACATGGCAACATAAAATTTAGAATTAAGGCACCAATCTTTATTTTAAGACAATGGATGAAACATCAAGTTGGCTGTGCATGGAATGAGCAATCAGCACGATACACCAAGATTGAAGATAGCTTCTTTTATCCTGAACATTTTAGACTGCAAGACACTAAAAACAAGCAGGGATCAAGCGGATATTTAGATGATGATCAAGATATGAATGCTCTGGTCTTAGTCGCTGAAAGCTATAATCTGGCATACAACAATTATGAAAAGTTGCTTGAAATGGGAGTATGTAGAGAGCAAGCGAGAATGATTTTGCCCGTTGGGATTTATAGTGAATGTATTTGGTCGGCTAGTACTCAGGCAATCATGCACTTTTTAAAGCTTCGTCTTGACCATCATTCTCAATTTGAAATGCAAGAATTTGCAAAAGCTGTATATACTATTGCGTCTAGTATCTTCCCAAAAACGATGGAGCTTATCGATGCAATGCCTAAGATGCCACAATGAAATTAGATCGACCTTAGCAGGCTCAAGTATGGAGTATCACTATTGCAAGAGTTGTCGAGCAATACTTGATCAGAATGCAATCATCATCGCCTACGATGATATTTCTTATGATGAAAGTTGGGATGATATCACCAAAGACGAGAGTGAAGATGAATAGTTTTTTTGATGTATGCTGGCTTGTGATGGGAATGATCTTTAATCCCAATCAAGTTAAACAAGATTTAGGTTGGGAGAAGATCGTTGCTAAGTCAATCCCAAGTAGGATGAGAGCTTGCCAGCAAGTAGCTTCAACGGCTGAGAGAATGGGAGTTGATCCTAACCTGATGATTGCGATTGCTTTCTATGAGAGCAAGTTTGAGAGAGGCCTTGTATCATCTGCAGGTGCTGAAGGTATCATGCAAGTGAAAAAGCAATTTGTTGAGTGTCCTGGTTGCAATGAGATTGAGTATGGTATCAAGGCATATCAAACATGGCTGACAACAAGTCAAGGTGATGTCTGTCTTGCTCTTGGTCGCTATGCTGTAGGCAATAAAGGCAAATGTGGAAAGAGATCTAAAGCGATCATCAAGCTTGCTTCTGAAATCGCTTGCCTTGCATCAAAGGATGATGATTGCTATGACTGTTAAGGAAAAGCTGATGGAGTTGGCACAAGGTCAAGATTTTGTCACCTATGAAGTGAAAGATAAAGACAAAGCCTTTTTAGAGATAGCTCAGATCATGTCTAAACTTTCACCATGTAGTCGAGCAAAGGTTGGAGCGGTGATAGTCAAAGGTGATGTGCCCATCATATCCTCTTTCAATGGTATTGCTCGTAAGCAAAGCGGACTTTGTGGAGGTGCTGACTGTCTGAGAGATAGATGTAAGATAGCCAGTGGATCAGAAAGCCAAATAGGTTGCCACCATGCTGAATTTAATGCAATTGCGAATGCTGCTAAAAATGGAATTGCAACAGATGGATGCTCGATTTATGTCACCGCTCCACCTTGCTTGATGTGTGCTAAGTTAATTCATCATGCTGGTATCAAATCAGTTATTTATGAAGATCGAGATAATAGGTGGATCTCAACAGGTGAAGAGTATTTGAAAGCCAACGGTATTGATATTTTTAAGATTTAGATATATCAGCCTCAATCTTAGTCTAAATTCTGAATGATGGGTTTTGCTCTAAAAGAGAGGCTGAGATTTTTTATTTCAGATAGATCAGCCTCGATTTGAGTTTAGTATTTTACAAGTTTCTTCACTGAAAAAAAGAGGCTGAGATTTGTCCGCTCAATGTGCTTCGCATCAACATTCACTTCAAAGAGGTGGAGCGGATAACCTTGAACACAGATGGAGATAAATTTATTTCAATCAAGCAATTTTACTTTCTGCAATATAGGATTTAATTTTAAAAATCTTTCTAAGCTTTCTTTAGCTTCTTCATCTCTTTTTTGTTTTTTTATTTTCATTTCAGCTGATCGTTTAGAGTAAATGAAAGCATTCTTTTTAACTCCTCTCAATCCTCCAGTTTGCAAATTATACATGCATTCTAAATCTTCTGAAAACCGAGACAAGACTTGATCTGTTAAAATGCTAGCTTCTGCATTCCATGCTTCCCATTGTGTTGGATAAAACTTTAAAATGTATCTCAAAAAATTATCCTTGCCTTCTTTTTTTATGGCATCAAGGATTTTAACACCTGATCCATAATAGTTTTTTAGAGGTGTTGTTGCACTACCATGACGAGCTGTTTTTTTACCGATATAGAAAAAACCATTGCTCTTATTCACAGTCAAATAAATCCAATGATAATCTCCATCATGTCCCTTAGTTGGAGTGATGTTCTCATCAATGTTATTGATAATGCTTTCAACAAAGATTTGTGCTTCATCATGGATGAAATTGATATCACCTGATGAGTAAGTTGGATTAAGTTTCATATTCTTCCCTTTTGAGAGAGTGAGATTGTTGTGTTAGAAAAACATGCTTTAAATCTATTTAAATCGCTCTTTGGCTGTGATGGTATAGGCAAGCCATTTAAATCATTCCTAGATGCTAAAATCATGCATCCATTGAAAGAGTTTGTCAGGTCAATAAATTGATCGATTGTGAGCTCAAATACAGAATTCATTCTTGATGCACTAAAATCATCGATGCAGATGACATCCATCTTTGACAAAAGATCAGAAATAGATGGTATTGGCTTATTCTCAGCTTTGGCCTTATCATATTCTGATTTTCTCCATCGATCGAGCTGATCTAGTGTTCCATAGAAAAACCGACCGACACCATGAAGACGATTGGCAAAATGTCGATTTGCGATGATATGCTTTAGCAAGCCAACCATGAGATGAGTTTTTCCACTACCTGCTGATCCAGTGATAAAGATTTTTTTATCTTGATCTTTGGCCATTGATCCAAGAGCATCTTTTTGATCTTGTGATAGCATATTGCCTTTAAAGTTTTCTCGATACATGGCTTTATGCTGTTCTGTAAAATAGCAGCTTGCCAATTGCCTGGATATGGCATTGATCCTTGATCGTTCTTTGTCGTGCTGATTTACATCTAGCAATGAGTAGCATGTACCATCATTGCGATTTGACCATTCAACAGGTGCATCTTGAAAATCAGCCACAAGACGACCGTCCTTGAATTTCATTTTATTTTCAATCTGCGACCACGCTTCACTTTTTGAGCTCGTCTTTTCTTTTACGTAGTTTTCTTTTATTTCATAATTAGTTTCATTAGTTTCATATATATATGATTGTAGTGTTTTTGGTATGTCGATTGTAGTGTTTTCAGTAGTTTCGATTGTAGTGTTTTTGGTAGTTTCGATTATACCGTTTTCAGTAGTTTCGATTGTATTGTTTTTGGTATAATCCACATTTGCCGAGCTTGCAATCATCATTTTGAATTCTGATGTCTTCATCCAGTATCGATTCACCACTTTAGGCATGATTGTGAATTGTGTTTTGCTGATCTTCTTTTTCTTTTGGATCAAGCCGAGCTCGCAAAGCTGATCAATAGACTTTGTTATCATTCGATCAGTTACTCCCATCTGTGATGATAGATCTGAGTAGGTGCATTCAATTGTCATATCTTGATTGGAAGTTTCAAACTCGTAAAACTCAATCAATCGATACATCAAAGCAAAGCCATGAGTAACCTTTTGAAGATCTGGACATCTCAGAAGATTGCCAATAATGAACTGGAAATTGTCAAATTTTGAATTTTTTAGTTTCATACTCTCTCCTAGATTGAAATTTTATTTGACTATACGATAATTATATTATAAAGATTATAAAAAAATTTCAAATAAAAAAGGATTCATCATGACTAAAAAATTGTCAGTGTTGCTTTTAAAGTCAAATAAGACCGTTGCTGAAATCGCAAAAGAGTCTGATATCACCGTTGGCCGTCTTTATCAAATCATGAAAGATGATGCTAGTGCACCTCTCAAACTTGCTTTAAAGCTTGAGGCAACAACAAAAATCTCTCATCAATTCTTCTTGTACTCAGCACCAACTTGCTATCAATTCGTAGGTGATCTTCTATGACATACTTTCAAAATCCCGAAGACGGCAACAAAGAAGTAACCTTTGAATATATCATGTCTCAATCATGGGAAAGCATGAATGATGATCGCCAAATCCTTTTGATGAGCAGAATCAGATTTGTTTTAACTCAGCTTCTTTGGCCTTCATCTATCACATACACATACAAAGATGGATCAACAGCTGTATCTCTTGAACAGAGAAGTGAGGCCGTTAAAATCATGATCTTCAAGATGATCCCTGATCCTCGTGTTTTTATTGATGATACATGCATCAGGCTTTTTGAAATTTGCGTTGAGCTCAGACAAGAGCAAAAGCCAATCAATTTTGAAAATGTCGCTGATCTCTATCATAGAACAGCCGAAGATAAAAAGAAGGCATTAAAAAAGATGATGCCAGCTTATCACATCATGTCATGGATCATGGAAAATCTTGATCCTTGTCATGTCTATTATGGAGGACCTGCGATGATCCATGTAGTTGAAGATCATATCAATCGCATATATGATGACTTCACCAGCTTAAGACTATCTCAAATCTATAGATACAAAGAAATCGCACTCGCTCATGGATATTCTCTTAAAGAGATTGATGATCTTTTCCTTGAGTCTGAAAACAAAATCAAGGATATGAAACCAAAGCCAAATGTTGGGTTGTCTCAACAATTAAATGAGTTATGGGATTCAATGGTCAACTTCAAGCAAGGTTTGACAAGTGGTCTTGATAATTTAGATCAGATCACTAAAGGATGGAAAGACGGCTGTTTATATGTGGTCGCTGGTCGTCCTGCTATGGGAAAGACGGCTGTGTCTTTGACTTTTGCTTTAAATGCGATGCGAGTTCAATCAAAGAAAGTTATGTTTTTCTCTTTGGAGATGCCAAGCACTCAACTTCTCAAGCGTCTAGCCAGCAATTGGAGTGGCATCGCTCATTCTATTTTTGATCAGCCTTATGATACTCTTAGCGATGGATTTAAAACCAGGATGGCAGAGTCTTTCTCTCAGATAAATGGGATGCCTCTTGAGATCATAGATAGAGCAGCATTATCCATTGAAGAGATGCGATCAATATGTGATGTAAAAAAGAGAAGTGAAGATATAGGCTTGATCATAGTTGATTATCTTCAACTGATGACAGCTCCAGCTATGATCAGAGAGCAAGAGATATCTCAGATCAGTCGAGGCTTAAAAGCTTTAGCTAAAGAAATAGGTTGTCCAGTGATTGCACTTGCTCAGATCAATCGAGGAGTTGAGCAAAGAGCAAATAAACGGCCGCTATTGAGCGATCTTAGAGAGTCAGGAGCGATTGAGCAAGATGCTGATGTTGTGATGATGCTATATCGTGAACACGCCTATGATGATCTAGCATCAGAGACAGATATGGAAATCATCGTCACAAAAAACCGCCATGGAGAATGCAAGACGGCACATGTTGAATTTTTAGGATCATGCCAAAGAATTGCAGATAGACAAAGTTTTTAAGTATTGTTTAAAATTTTATTATTTATTTTATAATTTTATTTGACTTGATTATAATTTTATTATAAACTAAGCATATCAAATCAAACAACATGATCATAAAGATTAGAAAGCAGAATTGGTAAGTAATGAAAAAAAATATCAAAAGCTTAACTATTCGTCTTAGATGTCAGCTTACTTTGGCAGACATCGCAAAGTTAATGGGTATTTCTAGACAAGCTCTTCATCATCACATTAAAGATGAAAATACATGCAAGTTGTCAAATGCTCTAAAGCTTGAAGAAATCACAGGTATTAAACATCAGTTTTTTTTGTATCCAATGCCTATCGCCGCTCAGTTTTTATCTGAAGAAAACCAATAACTAAACCACTACTTACAAAGGAGTATAAAATGCACCAATCACCTAAATGCGGATTATTCCCCACAGTCGACAAACGACACCTAGAAGAAGGCATGCGCCAAGAGTATCAAGCACAACTCAAGGCAGAGCAAAGAGCAGCATTTATTGAAAATGTTGGCCATTTCTTGCTAGTAGCCGTTTTTCATAGCATTTGGATTTACTTCGGTTTTTTCTGGAGATAACAAAAATGGAAAAACTCACACGATTAAACATTAGGCAGCTTGATCTTCTTGGCGTTCTCATGCACAGCCTCAATCACCTTTGCATCGATTGGACGATTGACTGTGACGACATTGAAATCGTTGTATCTGAAGATCAGATGATCACTCTAAAGGTAAAAGACTTTGGCTTGCCTGCAGATTGTCATGCCAAAGACATCTATGCTCACATCCTAAATCAACTCAACTCACTCACCAAAAAGGTATAAAAAAATGGCAAATCAAAGACTTACAGAATCTCTCTCAGATTTAAATGCAATCGCTGATAGCATGGAATCAATCGTCAAGCTCGCAGGCTTTCTCACTGCAGGCACCAACTGGACCGCTCAGCAACTCGTAACAGCCTATCTCTCTTATGGCATGATGCATGGCTGGAACATTGCTCAAACAATGGAAAAGATGAATGTCATTAAAGGCAAGATCACCTATCAAGCTTCTGCTATGTTTGGCATTGTGATTGCTTCTCCCAAGTGTAAATCATGGAAGGTTCTCTCAAATACTGATGATGAATGCTCAATTGAATTTACAAGAGGCGATAACAATCAAAAGTATGTAGTCACCTTTACGATTGCGATGGCACAGAGACAAGGCTTGACAAGTAATCGTCAATGGCAAAATATGCCCAAGCAAATGCTTATGGCTCGATGCAAGAGCATGGCAGTCAGAGATGTTTTTGGCGATGTGATCAGCGGCTATGATGCAATCGAGATGGCTGATAGCATGGATATGCCTGAAGATGAAAGACTTGAGATTTTAAGTCAAGAACTTGACACCCCCATCTATGCTGAGAGACAACCTGTGTCAAGAGCAAAGCCAGGCGTCAAGGCTGGAGCTGATACAAAAGCAAAGCCTTTACAAGTGCAACCTGTGCAACCTGTACAAGTGCAACCTGTACAAGTGCAGCAATCAGCACCGCCAAAGATTCAAGCACCGCCACCTGATCAAGCTTCACTATTTCCAAGCGAGCAAAAGAAAGCCGTTGAGCTTCAAGCTTATCGAGATCAAGACATGAATGTCCATAAATGGAAAGATGCAGATATGGATGAAGATGATAGTAGAGATTGGAAAGACTCATGGGGGATTAAATAAGGCACACACCACCAGCACAAGCTGGCTCAACTGATGGATTTTCTTTATAGCCACCTACATTCAAATCAACCTTAGACCAATCGACCAAGAGCAATTTATTATATTTCTCAAGCATTTGCTCATTGCTATCATCAACGGTTTGATAAGGCGCATTCTCATAAACATGATCACCATAATCAGATAAAAGAGAGATACCTTTAACACTGTCTCTAAGACGCCAAATCTTATTTATAAGATCATCCCATTCATCATCTTTGACGGTGCAGGTGTTGCTTACATTATGACTTAACCCATGTTGATCTTTTTCTCTGAGTTGTGTTGTTGGCTTCACCCAATATCTCTGAATGAATGCCACCTTGTCTAAGAAGTCAGAGGCTGATAAATCTTTTCTGAGCAATGCACCTTCAGGAGCTTCACAAGCAAAAGAAACGATGCCAACCTGTGCATCTCGATCATCACATACTTCAGGGAGTTTGCTGACAATCTCTTGCCAAATAGGATTGATCTTATTTATTCTCATCGTTCTGATGTACTTTTTAGCATGATATGGATGAATACCAGCTGAACAGCCTGCGACCGTTGACGAATTGCCTGATGGTTTAACAGTTGTGCATCTTAGAGCTGGATTGATATTGATCAGCTTTGCGATCTCAACATTTTTATCATGTACCGCCTTTGAACATTGCTTTAAAGTCATTTCATCAAAGATCATGCTAGGATTGCTCATGATGCCTGTCATGCTTACTCCCAAGAGTGCATCTCTCTCAATGATCTTTTTAGTTGTCTCTCCAAGGTAGCCAGTTTGAGTATAACTTGCTTGAAGTGTACCTAAGAAAGCAGCTGCTTTACATGCTTGCAAAAGATGATCAGCATCTCTCACTTTAGCAACAACAATCTCATTTAAGTTACAGACCGCCCAACCACTTGAAACATTGCCTTGATCGTCTTTGAATGTTGGATAAAGGCCAATCTCTCCACATGGATTTGTGGAAAATTCTCTATCGTAGCAAAAGAAGAAACCTGGTTCACCATATTGGCGAGCATTGGCGATGATGTCAGTAAATACAGATTTATTCTCAAAGCCATCAAGTAGGATCTGAGCTGATATATTTGCATAAGCTCGTTGGGGGTTATCTTGCCACCAATTGCCAGTCTTAGCAGTCATCATCTCTTCATCATCAGGGGAAAAAAGAGCAATCGTAGCCGCTCTTCTTGAGCTTAAAAGTGCTGCGTGGCTTATGTGCATGAAGATGTCAAAACATTGAATTGGCTTGAGTTTTGATTGACCTTGATTAACGGCTTGATCAAGAATAAATCTCACCTTTTCAATAGCCACTTCTAGCACTTTGGGACCAGGAGCAACTCCACCAATAGAGATAGATGCACCTTCAGGCCTTACTTGATCATAATGAAAGCTGATGCAATGCTTGCCATCATCTTCGCTTGATGGAAGATAGCTTTTTGTAAGCACATGAATTGCTTCAGCCCAACCCTCGATTGAGTCCTCAATGACATGCACCAAGTTTAAGCGGCTATCTCTTTGATCCTTTGTGATGAGATTTGGCAGCTTGCCAACATGATGCTTTTGTACTGAAAAGCCAACACCGCAACCACTCATCAAAAGCCAAAAGCCTTCAGCAAAAAAGCGAACACGATCGACATACGAGGCGGTGCAATTATACATTCTCATATTGTTTCTTTTAATAGCGATGCCACCGAATTGAGTTGATCTTTGCGATGGGAATACAACGCCGGGAAATACAAAGCCTTGAAAAACGGCTTCAATTTGTGTCCATAGATTTGGGAATTTCTCTTGATGCATTTGCTTGACTCTTGTCATCGCATCTATATAAGTTTCTCTCTTGCCATCTTTTTTGATGTGAGAATATTGAGTAGCAAAAGCAACTTTTCCTAAGATTTCATTTTGTGCCATGATCGTCTCCATGTGAAAGGGATGATCATTAAAACACAATTCTTATTTATTTTTCAAAAAATCAACATTGGTTTCTATTCTTTCAAGAATAACTGTGTGCTGATTGAGAGTCTTGTTGATCATATCCAACTCAGCATCTGTCTTTTCTTGCTTGACTAGTAAAGACATTGTTTGATGTTCGAGCAAGGCGATCCTTTTATCGTATGATGAGAAAGCTCTTAAAGCTGGCAATAGAGCGGTGATGACTGCAGTGAGAGCAGAAATTGAGATCATATCTGAGTTCATGTTGTCACCCTTGCCATCTTGCTCTTGTGCCTCTGATATCATAATGCACAAAGTTTGAATCTAAATACTTACCAAGACCGCCATCTTTGATCTTGCCTTGAGCAATCAATTTCTCAATACGATTATAGATCTCTTCAGTTGGTACACCAGCGATCTTGATATCAGCCGCCTTTGCATGCAAATGTTGAGATTTATCAGCACCACCAACAGATGCATTTCTAGCAGGTGAACGATAGCCACTTATGATGATAATAGGCTTTTGAAAATGATCTCGAATGATCTGAAGATTTTGCAAAAGCTCGATTGCACTTGCGATCTTTTCAGCAGGGATTGGATCGCTAAACTCAAGCTCAGACAATTTGAAATTTTTAGTTACTTGCATTTTTAGGCTCTCAGTCTGTGTAAAAAAT